CTGCTGCTGCTTGTGCTGTATAAGCAACAATTCCATCGCTATCTGCTGATACTGCTGATGCTGATGTTCCTGCTGCTAGTAATGCTGTTAATGCTGCAGTGTCAATAGTTGTCAAATAAGCATTTTGTAATTGCTGTGTAAGTTCTGCATAGAAGTTAGGGTCTGAACGCTCTAACAACTCAACAGATAGTGTGTTCATACCTGAGTACTTAGACACTGTGCCTGTTAGATAAGCAGTTTCCATACCTGTGTTTTGTACTGCGCCAGCCTCTGCCTCAACAGTTACGACTGGTGCTACACCTGTGCCACCACCTGCGGTAGTTACCAAAGATGGTACGTTAATTGTCATACCTGATGCTGGCAGTGTGCCTTGTGAACATGCATCAATTGTTGGTGTGCCAAAACGTGTGTTAGTTACAAACTCGGTTAGATATTGAGTTGGGTTAAATGCTGGGTTAGTTGAAAATGAGTCATCTGCTGCAGCAATATAGAGTTTAGATTCATCGCTACCTAGTGCAGCTTTGATCTTGTGCTCTGTGTACTTCGCCATTGAGTTAATTGGTGAACGTACTGAAGTTGTAATAAGTGGTGCTGTAATTGTAGGGCGAGCAGCTTCTACTGTAGGAGTAGCAGCCTCTGCCTTTGCTTCTTGTGGCGCTGTTGCTAAATCTTCCACAGGAGCCTCGCTTTCTTTAGTTTCGATTGGTGTCTCTGCTTCGTTTTCACTAGCAGCAACTTTAGTTACTTGCGCAGCTGTAAATGCTGGGCTTTCTACCAGGCTAACTTCTCTTAATGTTGCGCTGGTTACATATAAATACTCTTTTTTCTGTACGGATTTGTTTACATCCACTCCAACGGATAGGCCGTCTACTAATTGCTCTTGTGCAAGGATCAATGCGTCTTGACCCTGCATGCTTGAACTGATCTTAAAGCTAGCGTAAATTCCATCTTCTGTTTCTTTGTAATTTGATTGCATGCGACCTATCGGTTTTTCTGGGCGATGCTGCATTAACATTTTTATCTTGCCAGCATCTCCAATTTGAATAGAACCTTTGGCAAATACAACTTTACCTACGGAAGTATTGCCTACTTCTTCAAACGGCACGATCTTGCCAGCAATAACTCTGCGCTCTGTATCGGCAGCTTCTATAGGGCTACTGAATGTAAGTTTCATCTTCTGTTTCTCTCCCGTTAGGTGTTAGGCTTTCCATTTCTTTGGCATCTTCTACATCTATCAGACCCAAAGCCAACATTTTCTCTAGTGCTTCCAAGCGCTTCATAGTGTCAGCTCTTAGGAATGATTCTTCGATTGCAAACTTGACTACATGTCCTCTAGGAGTGATATCATCCATGCTTAAACGATCTTCAATAGCACAGATAAACGGCTGTAGTGAGTATGCTACAAATTCTTTGCGACCATCTAATATATTTTGATAGGTCATAGAATTATTCATATCGGCGCTTATGTAATACGCTGGCACGTTCATAGCTCTGGCAATTTGGGTAGCCAAGTATTGTTGGCTGTCGTTGTACATCATATCTTTAGGACTAAATCCTGTTGTTTCATAAGATAGAGTAGATGTTAAATATGCTGTAGATCTATTTTGTCTGCTTTGCTTCCATTGTGCTAATAATCCTGATACTTGTGCTTCTGGTAAATCTGCGCCAGTATTTTTAATGTAACCACTTGGCATTGGGGTTGCGGCTGCTACAGCTGCGGCTTTTTCAATATCTAATGCGCTTTGTATTGTACGTGCTGCGGTGGTTAATACACCTTGTGTTAAGCCTTGAAATGTAATTAAAGATCCAACACCAGCCATAGGTGCTCTAACACCATCGACAAAGTATTCTTCTACTTCTGTGCCAAACTTATTTGTTGTAAATGTAACTCTATTGTTAGCGACCCACTCAAATCGTGATGGCCTTAAATCATCTGCATATAATTCTGTTACTCGCCAATATGCAACACCATAAAATAAAAGACTATCGACAGTCCATGATATGGTGACGGATCTTGGTTGCCGATAGTCTGGTTGATCTATCCAAAGAGGGTTCCCCAACTCCTCACCACTAGACTTTTTGTAAAGTGCTAATGGCAAGTATGAAACTACACCAGCTATAAGATTTCTGCAACGTGAAACGGCAGGTACTTGCATAGCAAAATTTCTATCTAATCCACCTGGAAAATTACCAACACCAGTTGTAAATGAACCATAGCCATAGGCTGTGTCCATAATGGCAGGGGCGTATTGCGCTTGGACGTTTTCGGTTTTTTTATTTATACCCAAAGCAGACAATAGACCCATAGGTATACTTTATACCATAAATCGGACTAATGGTGCAAGTTAGACAAATATTTGTGCAGTTTGTTGCGGTCTAGTTAATTGACTTACGACCATAGCAAGGCTTATTGCAGCTTGAACATCGCCAGCCGATTTTCTACGTATTATCCGCCAGCCGGCATCATTGGTTTTAGCTGCACAGTTATTAAGGTGCTGTACTAAGTCGGCTTGACCACTATGAACTAATCTAACGTTAGCCAGGGCATCTGATAAATCTGAGCAGGCCTGGTAGAAAGCCTGGCCACTGCAATCTTCTATGCGCCAGCCACTTTGTTCTAATTTTGTGGCTAAAGTCTGTGTTGCGTACTTATCAAACATAATCTTATGCGGGTGGTATTTCTTTGCCCACTCATTAATATCACTAGCCATCTTAACTTCATCTACAGCTACTTCGCTTTGCCATAACTGGGCTAGACCTACTGCTATCTTGCCATCTTTTAATTGACCCATAACTAGAGCGCCTGATCTTCTAGTAGGTGCAATATCAAAGGCCATTATAGTCATCGGCCCGACAGGGATCTCTAATGTGCTATCACTACATGCCTCAATAGATCCATATACCCAGGGGCTTACAGCGCTATCTATCCACTGGCATAACATTTCAGTACGTGTAGCTTCTACGCTGTTTGTATTGACTGATTCTTCTAAGGTTTCTTCGGATATTAAATGTCCTAATGCTGGATTCGCTAATGCCCAGGCTTTACGATCATGTATCTTGCAGTGCTGTGGTGCTGACCATTCGTAATAACCTAAACTATCTGGCGGGTATGATAAACAGCGCTCTTTAAGATCATTAAGCACAGTGCTAAATCCATCACCAGCATTACTTGTCATTAAAGTCATCGAATTAGGCCTAGCACGTGTAACAGGTAGTGCAGCTGTAAAGGCTTCTTCTGTCCATTCACGTAATTCATCGATGTATAGAAAGTCGGCAGTCTTTCCACGTGGTGCATCTCTTGTTGCAGCGGCTATCTCATACCTTGCGCCATTAAGTAGGCTTATAGATTCTTGACCATTAGCCAGGCGTATCTGCCTTACCTGGTCTTTTAGAAATTGATTATCTTCTATCGTATAACTGACTTGCCTAAATGTATCTAATGCCATATTACGATTAGAGGACATGCCCAGTACATTCTTAGAGCCCCATAAGAATAGATGGCTCAATATAAGCATGCGTGCTAAATGGGTTTTGCCATTTTGACGAGCTACCAGTATTAGAGCTGTCTTTTTACGCCAGTTATCCTCATCATCTACACATAACAAATCATCTAGTACAAATCTTTGCCAGGGGATTAAAGGTAGACCGATCTTCTCAGCTAGATCGGCCACCTCGTCCGCTTTGCTTTTACCTTTCAGTAAAGGCGTGTGAACTCTAGGCTCTGTGCTACCAATTAGCCCGACCCCTCGTTTAATCGGGATTATTTCTGCATCATTCTTCATCGAAGTTTATTGTATCTGGTTTATTAAAAGGTGAGTCTGGAACGATCTGGACTGTCTTGGAGAGAGAAGGTTTGAAAAAGACAGGGGGGGTCGGCATGCTATTAAAAAAACGACCACCTTTAGCGCTATTACATGACTTACACATGCTTTGTAGGTTGTCCGGACTCCACATGTCACCACCCTTAACTCTAGGTATGATGTGATCTACTGTATGAGCTGGCCTGTTGCACACCACGCACACCCAACCATCACGATCAAGTATCTGTATGCGTAGCTTCTGCCACTTGCCACTACCTATAGCTCTTTTACTCAATGCCATCCTTTAGTCTTGAAATGATTTAATGCTTTACACATAGAACCATATCTATTTAGATTGTATTTGATACCCCAGTCTACTTGCTTAAAGCCATCTACCTTAGCCAAGTACTTAGATCTACCTTGTGGTATGCCATAGTGTGAGCCGTTGCGAGCGCTTGGATTCCACCTACTCTCATGATGGTATAACTCATCTAAGCAATAGAACTCTGTAAATGAATGATTTAATTGAATAAAAGCATATTGCTTGTAATAAATAGGTTTATGTAATTCACGAGATTCAGCTCTTTCAAGGCCGACAATTTGTGCTACAAATAGAGCGGTGCCAACTAGCGTGCACCTTGCGAGCAATCCCCTACGGGGCTCGCCTTTTCGCCTTGAGGGCGAATGCGATCTAGAGCGTATCATATGGTGTCAAATCCTGTAAGATAACCGCAGGTCAGACGGCGTGGCGAAGAATGGCACAAATTCATATTGATCGATCCAAGTACAATCATATCCAGCTTCACTCATGTAATAACTCCAATGCATAATAAGCCTGTTGTGGCACAACTCCATTACCCAGCATCTTTAGTTGTTGCGCCCTAGATAAATCTAAATCTGTAACCCATCCATTTGGTAAGCCCATCATGTATTCGACAAACTTAGCGTTTAATTTACCATCGACCAATGTATTCGGCGAGGTTTGCATAGACATTTCACGTCGTGTAATAAATCTGCCCCCCAATTCCGACACTTGCCTGTAGTGTGACTGATATTGGTTGTCGGGGTTGCAATTAACCTCACAGCTACACCTGTGCTCGCACCTGGCTTGCCCAATGTCTTGCCCTCTTTGAAATCCTGTACTCTCTGTTGGTATTTCTCTATAGGCTCGTCGTGATTCCTGACATGCATAGCTGTTGGTGTAGGCAATAATGAACAATCTTGCTCTTTGATGGGGTGCGCCGACATCACTAGCTCGAACAATACGCCATTTAGCATCGTACCCATTTTGGGCAAGGTCGCCGAGAACTTCCTTAAATCCGAGGCTAAGATGTCCTCGCACGTTTTCCAAGATAACGTATTTTGGTCGTAACTTGCTAATTGCTTTAATAATGTATGGCCATAAGTGTCGCTCATCTTCTGTACCCTTTCGTTGCCCTGCATGGCTAAATGGCTGACATGGATAGCCAGCTGTTAATATATCTACTGGCTCAACTTCATCCCAATTAATAGTTTTAATATCATTTAAGTTAGGTTTATTAAATCTTGCTTCAATTACTTTAGATGCGTATTTGTCATTCTCAGCACACCAAACCATTTCAGCATTAAAGTATGCTTCTACTGCTAGATCTAATCCACCATAACCTGTGCAAAGAGATCCTACCTTCATGGCTTACTACCCCATCCAGTACCCTTTAAGATTATGCCAGGTGCTGAATACATACGTGCCATATTTAGCCCACATTTAGGACAATTCATACCGCCATCATCTTCTTTATATGTGCGATGTACTGATCCATAAGTACCACACTCATTACAGCTATATTCATACGTTGGCATCATATTCTCCAATCAATAGGCAAGTGTGGCAAGGCAGCGTGTCAAACTGCCAAGCCCCACAGCTATTACATCTACTAACTTTGCTGTCTTTAGGTGCATCCTTTTGCTCAGCTATGTTCTTGACACCAACACAGCCACAGTCCATGCACTGATACATCTTGAACCCATCTGGCATATCTGCCTGGTCAAGCCATAAGAACTCAGTGTTACGACTGCACCCATTACATTTGAATTTAGTCACGAGCTATCAATTCGTGGCATCGAAAGCATGTGCCATCTTTGAAAACTCTATCATCGCCACACATCTCGCATGTGATAACAGACTTAACTAGATGCACACCACTATCATCTATTTCGACAGTAACTCCACTGCCGTTGATAAATGCGATGTATCCCATGATTACTCCTTATCCTTAAAGTACCAAGCGCCTGTGCTGGTTTGAGATGCCCATTTAGCATGTTCTTTGATATTGCCCAGGCATACGTAGCCATAAAACGGCTTCTTAGTAGTTTTGCTTATACCTTGTCTAAGTGTCATGCCTTGCTCACAGCAATCTATTGGCGGCTTAGGTGTATCTGGCACAGCTGCAACCCAATCGGTCGTAGTCCACTGCACTGGATCTTCTAGCTTGTTTTCGACTGTAAAGGTTTCTGACTTGCTATTTACCGCAGCCATCTCTTCTCTACTAGGTCGCTTTCCTTTAGCTGAGAAACCTGCGTTCGCAAGCGCTCGACCAATCGCACTTGTTTCCGCATTAGGTAGAGCGAAATTTGCGTTAACGCCCCTATCAGAAATAGTCTCAAGCGCAAGCCCAGTAGAGCACGGCTTGGAATCTGCCTCTGTTTTGAATAACTTGCAAAGTACAATGAATCGAGTGTTTGAGGCCTCGATAATCTCTGTTTCCAATCTTCCATCTGGGAACTCCTTCCACCACTTATGTAATCTTTCATCAACTGGTTCATATAAACTTAAATCGAAAGCCATTACTCCTGCCAATCTAGTGCGCTGTCTTGCATCGCCTCATGGCATGTTTTGGCAATAGCAATATACGCAACTGCGTCTTTGTAGTGGTCAGATACTTCGGGCGACTCGACTGACCTACTGATTTTAACGAGGCACATTGCCATAGCCACTTGGTTTGCTGTGATCGGAAAATGAAAATAAGCAGACCATAATTCGGCAATACGACTATGCTGACTGTAAGGGTGTCCGTACTGTGAACCCCTTGCGTGTATAAGCTCTGTTGCATCTGCAAATAATTTCTCAGTTGTTGTGGACATCGTTATCGACCATCCTTCTATGCATATCCCAGCCATCTTTACGGCCTCGCCAGTAATGTATAGTTTTGACGTTTTCGATATATGTGCCAATAG